AGCTGACGTAGAACAAGCCGTGGTAGGTGCCCTGGCCGTAGCTGCCACCAACGAAGAGGCACGGGAACGACGAGCTGAAGTTCCAGCTATCGCACGAATACGTAGAATCGCTGCCGTTCGCCGCAGTGGGAATGAACAACGGGAACCCGCCATTCGTCTTCACTGTAAACTTGGAGGGGTAGCCGTTCGACGGGGTGCCGACACTCACGCCGTTGGCACTGTCGCTGAACTGGTTGGGGTTCTTGATGACGTTCAGGCCACTGCCGTTGTAATAGCAACCGTCCATCCAGTCGTACACGTTATCCCACAAGCCCTCGATGTTGCGGTACTGGCAGCAACTATACGAGGTGCGGGAGTTCTGCGTGGTGCCGGTGTGGTACGGCATACTGTCCGTCGCGCCCATGTTGAACTTGCTGCCACTTGGAGAACAGCCGTACCCGATTTTCGCCTGAGAGTTCCAGTCGGCGAACTCTACGATGTAGAGCAGCCAGATGGTAAAGCGCATGGCGAAGTCCATCTGCCAGATGTTCGAGCCGAGATTATGGATGCTGGACCGAGCAGACGAACGGGTGATGTCGGCTTTGGGCTGACCACCGGACTGGCTTTTCCAGTTGCTCGTGTGGCAGTGATAGCGACCGATGTACACGACATCGCGCTCGCCCTTGCCATCGCCCCTGTCCATGTGGGCGGGGGAAACAGAAAAGCCGCTCTGCGCTCTGTCGGCGATCTGGATTTTCAGGCCGTTGCCGTTCTGGGTCAGCTTGTACCAGAACTTCGGGATGGCGACCATCGTACCGCCGGTGCGCTCGCTCTTGACCATGCCCGCCCACGGCTGCAAATCGTCGAAGGGAGAGCTGTACTTACTTGCGCCCTTCACATACGGCACGGGGTCAGTGAAGCCCGCCGCCTCATCGGTGCGGGTCCACTTGGTCGTGCTGCTGCCATCCCAGCTCGCGCCGTAGATGTGGACCATGTTGGTCACGTTGACCGTAAAGGTCTTGTTGGCGGGAGCGTTGTGGTTCGTGCCAGCCGCGACCTTTACGGTTACAGTCACGTTGCCCTCATCGAGCGCGGTGACGTTTACCTTGTTGCCGCTGACCGACACGCTGACGACATCGGGGTCGCCGGACGTGGCGGTAATCGAACCGTCGCCCGCACGGGTCACAGTGACGGAGCCGGTAGGCGAATCGCCGTTCAGCGACAGCGAAGTCGGATTGAGGCTCAGAGAGCCAGCAGCCTTGGCAATGCTCCACGCCACGGTCTTGGCGGTGGTCGTGCCGTCGCTCCACTGGTAGCCGGGCTTCGGCGTGAAGCTGGCATTGTAGCTGCCGGCGTTGGTGCCGCTGGTCGTGCCGCCCAGTGTCAGCTCGGCGCTGTTGTAATCGTCGAACGTGGGGGTCTGCGCCTGACCGGTGTAGGTCAAGCTCTCGCCCTGAGACGGGATGGCCGCAATGGGGATTTTGACGGTGGCGGTGTAGTTCTCGTCGGCCTCCGTCACGTCGACCTCTACGGACGCAGAGGTCTTGCCGGAAATTGTGGCGCTTACCGTGTATTTGCCGGCCTTCTTGACCGAGATCGCAGCCACGCCGCTGCCGTTGGCGGTTGCGGTGTAGGCGCTGCCACCGAGGACAGCCTTTGCCTCCGCGCTGGGGGCAGTCGTGACCGTAATGGTCGCGGTGAACACGGCCAGCGTGACTTCATACTGGCCAAAGTACGCGCCGGTGGTCACGGTTGCGGAATACTGCTCGCCAGACGCGGTGCTCGCGCTGACGGTGTACTCCGTGTTGCAGTTCTTGACGCTGACGGAATCCACAAGACCCTCCGGCACGGTGCCGGTTTTGGTGTCTCCCGCGCCGTCAGTGACCGTGTACTCCTGACCGGCGAACTCAGCGTCGAACGTGATTTTCAGAACACACCCGGAGCCGCCGCCCCCTTCAAGCGCTTCGTTTGCCTTCTCCAACGCGCTGTTGGCGATGGCGCGAACCGCTTCAAGCTCAGGGCCGCTGACGCCGGGTACGTTCACACTTCCATAGTTGCCCATAGGCTTACTCCTTTCCTTGCTGAATCCGATACCTCACAGAGATGGCACTGGCCGGGACCTGCAAGGCACGGAATCGGATTTTCCCGTCCAGCATCTCGCAGGTCGGGCAAAAGCCGCAGGCCACCATAACAGCGACGGATGCGGGGTCAGGATTGACCCTCGCTTCGTCATGTTCGGTCACGCCGGCAGCAGTGAGGTCATAGTAGTTCGGATAGGCGTTGGTGTCCGCTGACCATCCCGTTACCGGAATCGTCGCCGACACCTCCTGCGCCTTATCGGGCTTTTGCGCTTCGAGTTCCTCCAAGGCGTCCGCAGCCGCGTTAGCGACTTCGGCGATCTCGGCCTTTACCTTCAGCGCCAGAGATTTCAGATGGTTAAAGGCTACAACTGCCAATGTGTATCACCTCCTAAATATGGCTGAGGGACAGGCAACCCTCCACGACCCACCCGTCTGCCCGTCCTTCAGGCTTTACTGCTTAGGTGGTGGGGAAAACCTCGGCCAGCATCTCAGCGACCTCACCGTCGGTGGCGATAGTCACCACGGGGGTCTCAGTGCCGTTAATCTTGATGTTGCCAACGGTAGTGCTGGCCTCGACCTTGGTCGCACCAGCGGCGACGCCCTCGACCTTGGAGAAGTGCTCCTTGGACATCAGGCCATCAGCCTCGGCAGTAGCCTTCTGGTAGGTGGTGTCCTGTCCGGGGATGCCCAGACCAGTGATGTCCTCCTTGGTGACGGCAGTCACAGCGGTCACGTGGCCCAGCTCATCCACAGTCACCTTGTAGAAGCCGCTCGCAGCGGCGGTGTGAGAGGGGTGGGTGTAGTTATTCGCGCCCTTTGCGATGCCGTCCAGCTTGGTCTTATCGGCATCGGAGAAGTTGTTGTCCGACAGCACCTTGTCGCCGTCCTTCTGGACGTAGTTGGACAGGTCAACAGTGGTATCGTCCAGCAGAACGACCTCGCCCTCAACCTTGGCATAGATGTCGTAGTGCTGGGTCTCCTCGTTCAGCACGAGGTACAGCACGTTGTCCTGTGCGGAGGCAGCCTCGGGAACGGCGTCCACCTTCTCGAAGTGGGCATGGCCGGTGGCAGCGATAGCGGTCTGGATGGCCTGAGCTACCTGCGCGTCGGTCTGATACTGGGCGTCATTAGTGAGCTGGCTGACCTTGGTAGGGATAGCAGCCTTCAGGTTCGTAGCCAGAGACTTCAGATGGCCGAGCTTGGTGAGCTTGTTGACATCGTAACTCATGATAAAATCCTCCTAATAAGTTTTGGTATTATCTCAGGCTTCGGGGTCTTCCGAGCCAAAGATTTCGGAAATCATCTCAGCGACTTCGCCGTCAGTGGCGATGCGGTCATCCACGATGGCGTCTACGTCGCCTTCGAGGTCTCCGGTGCCGAGAGCTTCCAGCTCGCCGGCGGCGTTCTTAATCTGATAGACGGTGGAGACGCCTTCCTCCACCACAGCGATGACCTGACCGACATAGGCGGTCGGGTTGGTCTGTGCGTAGGTTTGCGCGTCGGACATAGAGTAGAACACCGAGTTTTTGTCCAGCGGGAAAGCATCCTGCCGGGACATACTCAGCGGGAACTCCATAAAGGCAAAACTCTTGTCAGAACCGTTGATAGCCATACTTCATTCCCTCCTCTCAGCCCAGCGTGACCTTCAGGGTCGCGGCATTCTCGTAAGGCACAGCAGGCTCAAACACCCACACGTTGTACGCAACGGCGGTGTAGCCCTCAGCGCCCTCTACATTGACGGAAGACTGCGTAAAGGTGCTGGTCACGTCGGCGTTCATCGCGGTCTCGTTGATGACCTTGGTCACGCCGGTCTTGCCAGCGATGCAGGCGATGACCACACGCTGCGCCCCGGCAGGGACGTTGATGGTCAGCGTACCGGCGGCATACGCTTTGTTGCTCTTGGTCAGGCCCCGGATGTAGGCACTGTCAACGGTGGGCTTCTCTGTGGTGGCCCCGTAGAAGTAGTTCCGGTAAGGCGTGTAGGCCCCGGTGGTCTTCTCCTTCGTACCGGAAGCGATGTTCACGGCAGGGTCAGAGGCGCTGCCGAGGTTGTCGTTGGCAGTCACACCAGCGCCGTGAGTGGCGATGGCCTTGTACTTCAGGGACGCCACGACGTTCTCGCCGCCCTGGTCTCCGATGATAAAGCCATTGCCGCCATTGTTATCGGAACCGGCGCTCAGGCTGGCAGCGTCCACGCTGGCGATCTGCTCAGTGCCGCCGTCAGTGATACGCTGCACCACCCAGTTGGAGGCGGTGACACCGGTCTCCGGGCCGTACTGGTAGCTGCCGGGGTTCAGATTGCCTGCCGTGTACGCAGCAGACGCCAGAGAGGTGCCGGCCTCCACAGCCTTCGCACCGGACAGGTTGAACCCGCTGATGCTGGGCTGGGCGGTGATAGTGGGCTGAAGGCGTTTGCTCAGGATTTCGGTGAACACGTCCAGCACACTCTTGCCCTTAGAGCTGAGAGTGGCGGTGCCGTCCGCGTTCTTGGTCAGGTTGCCGAACTGGGTGTAGTTGCCGGCCAGCGTGATGTCCTCCGGCATAATCACCTTGTCGGCATCCACATTACCGGTGATGCTCACCCAGTCCTCACCGTCGAAACGGTAGGCAGTCATCTCATAGGTGATGCTGTCCACCACAGTGACCACAGCAAACATATCTCCGGCCTTCGGGGTAATGCCGCTGTGCTCAGTGAAGTACGCCTCGATGACCGAAGCGTCGGTCGCTTTGAGGTCAGTCTTGGTGCCGGTGTAGACCGCACCACCACCCACACCGTTGAGCGCCTCAGCCAGATCGTCGTCGGTGACGTAGCCGTCCAGACTGACGGTGGTATCGTCGAGCAGCTCGACCACGCCGTCAATCAGGGCGTACACGTCATAATGGCCGGTCTCATCGTTGTGGACGAGGTACAGCACGTTTTCCTCAGCCGCGCCAGCGTCAGGCACGGTATCGGACTTCTGGAAGCGGGCGTGGCCCGCTTTGGAAATCGCGGCGAGATATTCCGTCTTGATGCGGGTCGCCGTGTCCTTCAGGGCTTTTACGTTTACGACCTTGGTCTCGTCATAAGCCATATTTTGGTCTCCTCCTGTTTCTTAGTTTTGCGGTTCGTCTTCCTCGGGCGGGAACACCTCGTCAAGCATCTGCTCCGTGTCGCCGGTTGTCACGATGGCCTCGTCGGGAAGGCCGGAGCCTTCATACGAGAGTGTGCCATCGGGCGTGGTGGAGAATCCGTCGCCGAGTTTTACGCCGCCCAAGCGGTCCTTAGTTGCTACTGGCAATACATAGGTGCCACCCCCTCCACTGATGCCGCCGTCGGCAGACAGCAACACGAGGGTAGCCGCCATGTCCTCCGTCGGCGCTTGCTGCACCCAGAACCGCACAGCGCCGTCAAGCACACGGGAAGATGTGCTCATGCCGGCTGCCTTTGCTATATTCTGGGCGGCTTTATGCAACATGACCTGCGGAATCAAGCCCTCAACAGCCTCCTCAACGGGGAGGTCCAGATAAAGCTCTCCTTCCACAATGTCTTCTGCATCTTCCAAATCCGCGCTGCTGGCCCAGCCAGCGGCGGGAATCGTGATTTCGACCTCGGCCACATCGCCACCGCCGCCCAGACTGCCGCCGTGGGCGTTGGGGTCGGAGTTGTGGTCGGCAATCATCTGCTGCACGTGGGCGACAGTGGCGATTGCCTCCGGGTCGATGATGGCGGTCACGGCGTCAACGTCGCCCACCGCCGCGATGAGGTCGAACGTGGCGAGCTTGCCCACGATGGAGCTTGCAGGGCGAATCCACTCCGGCTCATTTTCAAGGGACAGGTAGGTGAACGGGACTTCGCCCTCGTCCGGGTCCTCAGCAAAGAGCACGATGTTCGTCAGGTAAAAGCCCGTCTCCACATTGTCGCTCTTGATTTGGACCGTGACTTGGCACTCGCCGTCCACGGGGTTTGTCACGGCGGCAATCATCGCGTCCATGACATACCCGGCAGACCCGGTCATGGTCTTCGGCGTCATGCCTTCGGGAATCTGGCCGCTGCCCGCCGCCGCCCTCGTGTACTTCATCGAGCATCTACCCGCGAGGACTTTGCCAATCAGACTTACGCCGGTGAGGGAACCGTAGCTCCCGTCTTCAAACTTGGACATAATCGCTCCTCCTTCTTAGTCAATTCTCTTGGATTTGATGTGCGTGTGATAGACAACCCCTCCTGCACCGTCCTGACGGCCTCTGTGCGCCCTTTTCACGTCGGGCGGGGTAGATGTCAGGGTAGGCGTCTGAACGGCTCCACGCGAGAGCTGGACGGGCATCTGGGCGGTCCTATCAGCACTGAACGGAGGAGGCGCGAACTTTGCCCCCAAATACCCGCCAAAGTTGACGCCCAGCACATCTGTGCTTTCTCTGTCTTGGCCCACCGGCACGGCAGACACGTCCGTGTCCACGAACCCGCAGCGCAGCAAGGTCAGGTCGTAGCGGTAGGTGCGGTAGGTGCGGAGGTAGAGCCGCATCCCGACGCCTGCCACCAAAATCCGCTTGATGGCATAGGCGATAGGCTCAATCAGCTCCTCCCGGTCGGGAGACAGCAGGCTGGTGTCTACATACAAGGCGATCTTGGCCGGAAACACATCTTCCAGCAGCACATCGCTCTGCTCCACATCAAGCAGCATAGCTGCTGCCCGAATCACCGTGTCCGTGTCGCCGCCCGAGAGCTGCGCCATGATTTTCACCTTGATGGCGAGCCGGTAGAATCTATCGTCAGAACTGACCCGCTTAACGCCGAAGTTCGCGCCATAGCGGTCAAGCACAGAGCCACAGGCATAGTCAAGGTCATCCCACAGTCGTACCAGCTCGGCCTGCTCCTCGACAGTTTCGAGGCCCCATGCAAGGATGGAGAACAGCTTGCCAATGTTGGTTTCCAGCGGGAGGCCCAACTGCACGTTGTCGTAGTCTTTTCGGCTGTAGGCGCTGGTCAGCGCGTACAGCATTTTGGAGAGGAACTTATTGCTCATTCGACCACCACCATATCCTCATTCGTGACCGCCTTCTCGCGGGCCGCGATGGTGATATTCTTCCAGCTGTAGGTCTCCCCGTCAGAGCTGATTTGCAGGTCGAAGTCTACGACGCCTTGGACCTTGAAAACCTCCGTCGGGAGGGCCACGCAGATGACGTTCTGGCCGATATTCAAGCCGCCGCGCGTGTCGGAGCCGATATACTCCGCGAGCCGCTGCTTGATTTGCTCGATGCCGTCCAGCGGAAAGGTGTTGTCGGTTTGGAGGTTGAACACCTTCACCCAAACGTTCACCGGCGCGGGACGGCTGAAACAGATATTCTTGATGTTCCCGGCGGCGTCTACCACCGGCACGGTCACATTGCCGTATGTCTGAATGCCCGCGCCCTTCCTGCGGTGAATGGACTTGGCGATCTCCTCGTCCAACCCGCCGTACACCACCAGCTCGATGGAGTGGGGCGGCAAGCCGCTGGCGTTAGTCTCGTCGGTGTCGTTCTCCTCGCCGGTCACAGCGATGACGGCCTCGACATTCTCATAGATCGCGGCGATAATGGCGTCGAGGTTGACGCCGCCGGCGAAGTCCGTGGAGACGTAATACCGGGCGCGGAACTCGTCGTCCGTTTCGGTGTTGCGCCCGCCCTCGAACGACGCGGCGTTTGTAACCGCCGTGATACCTGTCTTCGGGTTGGTGATAATGGTAATCGTACCGGCGTCCGTGTTCCCATCTGGACCAGCCACCACAGCGGAGGCTGGGAGCGTGATGCTGCCGTCGAGGATGACGCCGGATTGCAGCGTGATGTACTGTTGCCCCGCAACCGTCTCTGCGAGGTAGCCTTCCGGGACCTCCGCGCCTATCTCGCCTGTAAAGGTGAGGTAGCCCACGGCTTTCTGCGCCCCCAGCAGCCGCAGCCCAATCGCTCGACCGAGGTTGTACAGGCTGTGGCCGACTGCGGTATCAACGAACCGGCTATTGTAGACATCTTCGAGGGTCGAGAACAGGAGGTTGAGCATCCATGCAAAAATCCGCAGGAAGATACCGAGCGGAGAGCGCACGGTAAGGTTTGCTTTTGAACCGAACAGCTCTCTGGCCTTGTATTCGAGCGCGTCCAGTAGTTCAGCGTAAGTGGGGCGTCTAAAACCGGCGTCAGTCAAGCCCCAGTCCGTTGTTTTTGCCATTATGCTGTCACCTCCAATGTGATAGTTTCGCCGTTCACCAACGTAGCTGAGAAAGCCACGGAGACCTCTCTGCGCTCACAGGATACGGACATCGAATCAATGCGGGATACATCTGGCTCTTGGAAAATAGCCTCCCGCATGATCTCTTTGATCTCCTCCTCATCCACGTCGTTCTGATTTACACCGAGAATCCGTTCATAGTCCGTGCCGTGCGTTTCGTCGGCAAAGAACTCGGCTTTCCACGTCAGGAGAGCGTGACGGACATTTTGAACCGTAGTGTCCCGGTCAAAAATCTTCTGGAAGTGACCATCCTCGTCCAGAACAAGGTCTCGAGTTTCTGGGTCAATCAGCAGTGTCATGTTGTCTCCCACGTGAATCACCTCCCTACATAGGTTCACCGGTTACGCCGCCGGAATCGCCAGGGTGTTTGTGGTGCGCCCCGCTGACGCGCTCCTCAGAAACGACGTCTTTTGAAGCTGTGATTTTCCCTTCCACATGGACGTCGCCCAAGATTTGCACCCCGGCCTTCGTGACTGCAACATAAACACTACCGTCGTCCGTTGCGAGAACGAGGCTCTCGCCGGGAAGACCCCGCACCGCGTAGTCACCCGCCACGATTCCGCCGATGAAAACAGCGTCCGTGGTTGCGTGGTTTCGTTCGGTGAGCGGTTGAGCTTCTTTGCCTCCGCTCACCGTACTGTCCATATCGTGATCGAGATAGACCACCACTCCCACGTCGCCCGCTTTTATCCAAGGGCGTATGATAAACCCGCCGCTCCGAGTGCAAGCGACGGGTATGCTCAGAATGGGAGGTTGGCTTTCATACTTCCCGTTCTGCAAATGTTTCGACAGGGGCTGTACATCCACCGTCATCTTGGCTGGGTCGAATGACTTGACCGACACGACTGCCGCCACGCAAATGGATTCAGCCAGCTTCCGGTCGTGAATTTGCTGGTAGTTATATGGCTTTACGTTTGCCACCGGCACACCTCCTCAGTACGGTCGCAGCTCCATCGAAGTCTCCCAGTCACTTGTCCTGCCGCCGCTATGCTTGCCTTCCACGACAATAAAGCGGCCATTCAGGTCAGCAGACTGAATTTTGATGACCTCTGCGGTTGCCACACGATAGTTGAGCAGGCAGGAGCGGGAAATAGTGTCTTCCTCCCGGTCCTCCCCAGTTGTCTGCGAGTTCAGGTCGGTTTCAACGGGAATCTGAACCTTTTCCTCATCTGCTCTGAGCAGCCCGTTCGAGGGCGTCAAGGTCAATCCGTTGTCGATTCCGTCATCGGACTTGGTGATGTAGATTTGCCCCGTAGTCCGTATGATGAAACGGCTCTTGCACTCATTCACCACGATCTCCGTCAGAACCTGCTTCAGATTTCCCCGGCATACCCGCCCACGCGGATAACTCACGTCGGTGGTCAGCTCGCATTTTGAGACCTCGACGCCGAAGATGTTCAGCAGGTCTTTCACAATGGCTGACGCCTTAGAGTTCTGCACGTAGGTCTTGTTGATGAGCTTGCCGAGGATTTCATCGGCACAAGGCTGTATCGTCAGCGTGGAGGTCCAGTCCACATTGGACTGCTTGTGCTTCAGGCCGACTACTTTCCCAATCAGGATGCAGCCGACATCGCCTTCGTATCCCGCATTGAGGATGACGGGGTCATTTTTCTTGATGCCGGCGCGAGTATTGGCGGAGAGGTTCGTCACCGTCACCGTAGCCACCGGCGGCTCATCGCTGTCATCAAACGGGATGCTGAACTTGAAATCCAGATCCGCAAGTGAATATTTCTTGTTCCCGATAACCAGCGTGGCTTCCCGAATCCAAAACGCCATATCACTCCACCTTCCTTTCGTAGAGGTAGAGCTTGACTTCTTTTCCGAAGTTCTCCGGCGTTACCTCCGAGATTTCCTCGCCGGTTATGCAGACGGGGATGATGACAGGCAGCGGAAACCGCTCGTCTTCTACCACGTTGAACAGCGCCCTGCCGTAGCGAATAACCTCGCCAAATACCAAAACGTCGCCGTTCAGGTCCAGCAGGTCAACGGTGAAGAACTTGCCGATCTCGTTGTACTTGACAGTGAACGTGTATGTCTTATCCGTCAGCTTGACAGAGAATGAGTACGGCACTTTCGACACATCAATGTTGATGTACTCAATGTCCTCGTTCAGGTCAATCAGTTGCAGCGCCACACTCTATCACCTCCGTCAGTTGGCTTCCAGACCGTCATAGCCGCCCGTGCTCCGCGTAAGCGGAGCCGAGCTGCTCGGCGTATCATAGGCTTCTCTGTACCGCTCTGCGCTTGCGGAGCTGACCGATTGCAGAGAAACCGTTGTCATTCCCACACTGGCTGTTTGCGCCAGCTGCTGGTTATCTGTTTTGCCGGCGTCCTGACTGGACATCAGCACTTCCGAATCCATCGGCACGAATTCAGAAGAAACCAGCCGTACTTGTTTCAGCGTGGCCGAGAAGGACGCGCCGTTTCTGTTCTTATAGCTGCGGTCAAATTTCAGACTGGTAAAGACGAGGTTTGCCATGCGGGTCACGCCGGTGTACGTGATGATATCCCGCGAATCCCGCATGGCTTTCAGTGCGTTGATCGCGCTGTCCCCGCCCACGATGGTGCCTGAAATAGTCAGCTGCCCCGCAGCGTTGTTCACGTGGTCGTTGATATCAGCCCCGCTCTCCACGGGGTTCGAGGTGACAGAGCTGCTGTAACTCTCACTCTCTTTCTCGACCACACCGTTCTCGAAAGGTACGAAACGAACTGTCCCGCCCTTTCTACCGGTGAGCGTATACGCCATTCCGACACCTCCTATCAGAACGAATACTGGTTCTTCAAGGACATCTGCTGCAATTCCTCCTCGCGGAACTCGTCGTAAAGCTCACGAACAGTGTCACGCAGAGAATCACGCATATTGTCCACGGTTTCCTCGGAAACTTCCCCATACACGTGAACTACGATGCTCGGGGAGAATACCGGAGCTGGACTGGCAGGGAAATCGCCATCAGGCGATACATCCCCTGGCGGCGGCCCTACTTTTGGCTTGTCCCCATCGTCATCCGATCCTTCGGTGTTAGGACCGTTTACCTCGTCCGCAGGCTTCTGATCCGCCAAAAAGCGAATAAGCTCAGGGCTTACCATGATGACTTGCATAGCCTGCCCACCGAGATCAACGGGGTTGAAATCTCCAACAACCGGATTGACCTTGTACGAAACATCCGAAACAGGAGGAGTGTTGACGTCGGCCACAACAGGCATCACGCTATACGACACGTCAGACGATACTTTTGTCGGCAAATCAAACTCGGTAGGAAGGGCATTCTCCATGTCTTTCTTGACACCGCCCATCGACTTATCGAAGCCTTCTCCAACACCGAGCGCCATGTTCTTACCAACTTGGTCGGCAAAAACAGTGGACGGGCTGTGGATGCCCAGAAGACCTTTGACACCATCAACGATGCCGCCAAAGAATCCGGCCACTTTGTCTTTAATCCAACCTGCCATCGCAGAAATACCGTTCCAGATACCCTGAACGATATTCTTGCCGATGTCCACGATACCACCCATCAAGGCGCTCATGCCGCTCACGATTGCAGAAATGATCTGCGGGAGCTGTGCCACCAGTTGAGGAATGGCCTGAATGATGCCGCTCGCCAGCTGAAGCAGAAGCTGCACACCGGTTTCAAGGATCAGCGGCATATTCTCTGCTATCGTCCCAGTAATCGAGGTGATGATGGATGGCAGCTGTTCCAGCAGAATGGGGATAGCCTGAATGATGCCAAACGCCAGATTGGTGAGAATCTGGATGCCCTGTTCCATGATGATCGGCATATTCTCCGTGAAGAAAGTGATGAGCGATTCAATGATGACCGGCAGCTGTTCCAACAGCAGAGGCACCGTGTCAACTATACCCTGTACGAGATTCATAATGATCGCTGCGCCCTGTTCCAGAATCAGCGGCAGGCTCTCTGTGAGCGCCACAATGATGCCGTCGATGATAAGCGGGAGTTGCTCAATCAGCATCGGGAGAGCGGTCATAATACCCTCTGCCAGCCCGCTCAGGAGCTGCATACCCGCCTCTATGAGCATCGGGACATTCTCAATCAGAGATGTTGCCACGGACACGATAGCGTTTACGAACTCCGGTATGAGCGTCGGCAGCATTTGCCCGACCGATGTAATCAGGCTGTCCACCAACTGAATGGCGGCATCTGCGATGACCGGCACATTCTCTACAAGGGTCTGCGCAATCATCAACACCGCATCAACCGCAACCGGAGCCAGCTCAGGCAGCAGCCCGATCAGAGAGCTGAGCACCTCGTCGAAGATGCCGGCAGCCGCCTCCACAATGGGCGGAAGCAACCCGCTGATTGCAGGGACTGCCTGCCCCAGCGCCTCCGGGAGAGCAGCGGCAAGGTTTTCTACGACCGGCGTGACATTCTTCACGACATTTCCGAAGTTGGCCGTGACGTCGTTCACCAGCTTGCCAATGTCAGCATTTTCATTACCGAGGCCGGCAAACAGGTTTTCCACGGCAGCTTTTGTGCTGGCCCATGAGCCGCTGATCGTCTCAGCGGCTTCTTTCGCGGTGGTGCCGGTAATGCCCATCTCCGTCTGAATGACGTGGATGGCCTCGGTGATGTCCGCAAAGGAGTTGATGTCGAACTTCGTACCAGCCAACTTACCCGCATCATCCAGCAGTCGCTGCATTTCGTCCTGAGTGCCACTGTAACCGAGCTTCAGGTTGTCCAACATGGTGTAGTTCTGCATGGAGAATCCGCGATAGGCGTTTTGAATATCCTCCAAGCTCGTACCCATTTTATTGGAGTTGTCGGCCATGTCTGTGATTGCCAGGTCAACCTGCTTAGCAGCCGCTGCGGTATCGCCGCCGAGGGAGCTTATCATACTCGCCGAGAAACTCGTAGCGAGATTCATGTAGTTATTCGCCGACATACCAGCGGTCTGGAAAGCGTTTGAAGCGTACTGCTGCACCGTACCAGACGCGCTCTTGAACAGCGTGTCTACACCGCCTACGAGCTGCTCATAGTCGGCATAGGCAGACACGACCTGTTTGCCGATGGCAATGGCCCCGGCCACCGCAGCGGCGCTCACGGCTCCGATTGCAGCACCGGCTCCTTTCAGAACACCGCCAAGCCTGCTGAACTTGTCGTTCGTAGAATCAGCAGCGGCGCCCAGCCCATCAACATCTCTGCGGGCGGCGCCCGCCGAATTTCCGAGATCATCTGTCTGGGTGGCTGCTTGTTGCGCACTTCTCGCCATATCAATCAGGCGAGACCTGGCGTTCTGTACGGCGTTGCCAAAGCCGTCTCGGATGGTACTGATGGGGTGAGCAAACTTCGATCCGATACTGGCGATATTGGACGCCGTATTATTCGCAAAATCACGCACCTTGCCAGTGACATAATCGAAAGCCCCGCCGACGCCCTGCCGCACAGACGATGAGAAGCTGTCTCCGCTGTCGATACCCCGGAGGAATGATGCGCGGAACGCATTCCCGACAGAATTAGCCTGCGTCTGGACACCGCCGAGGCTGCTTGTTACACCTCGGATGCCTGATTCAGCGCCGGATGTGTCAGCGTCCACAGTGATGCGGCTGCCGGCACCATTCAGTCCGCCAAGGCCGCTGGTCAGATTGCGAATACTGCTCTCTGCCCGCGAGGTATTGGCCTCGACATTTATGCTGTATGTTAAGCTGCGAGCCTCATCCACACATCATCCCTCCTTTCCATCAGGATTTTTTATTCCACTCATTTTGCCACAGGAGGCGGGCCTGCTCAGCTTCTGTAAACTCAAACAGATCCATTTCTTTCAGCTCTGTATAGCTGATTCCCCCCATGCAGAATGTCATCCGCCAAAAGCGTTCATTCCTGCGCGCTCGTTTCTCGGCGGCTTTAGGATTTTGCTCGCTCCGCAAGAAAGTTTTCGATCTCGCGTACCAGCTCACCCGGCGTTGCGAGATCATCCTGATCGTCGAAGTAACGGATTCCGCCCTTCGAGACTTCCACGGGCGCAGTTACGCAGCCCTTGATGAGTGCGTCCGCGTATTTCGCGGTATTCTTTCTTCCATTGGCGGGGTTGATGTAGAGGTCAGTCAGGTTCGAGTACCACGAAAAGGTGACACTCTGAAGCTGGTAATCCACGCCACCGACGGTGACTGTTTTAGTACGGGCCATAGGTCAACACTCCTTCTGAAACATTCAGCCGTTTCGCGCGCGCGTACTATGCACGAATTAGGCGTATTAGAGAGAATAGGCGTATACGTGCTGCACACGAATACGCCTAAATACTCTATTTTAGATATTATTAGGAATAAATGTTTCAATGTTTCAAAACGGTCAAAACCCCAGTAAATACGGGGATTTTGGGTGAAACATTGCCGATACATTGGCGAAACTTTGAAACATTCGGGGGCTGAAACATTGGGTTGAATTTCCCGCCTAAACTTCGACTTTCGTGTCTAATGTTAGACTTTAATTCAGATGTATCACCCCAATGTTTCAGTTTTGCAGCGTCAGATCCGGGATGATAAAGATGATGGAAACGTCCGCAGCTTCCTTCGCACGGGAGCGGTCGGGCAGCTTGGACACCATCACATTCCGGGCAAAAATCACAGTGCCGTTGTCATTGGCATCCGTGACAGCCAGATTGCCCATTGTGTTCTGCTCGGCGCACCGCTCGATGAACGAGATGTCCGGAGAATCGGGCTGAAGCGTGATGGTCAGCTTAGCAGCCTTGTTGGCGTTCAGGATGTAGGTCCCGTCGCCCTTCACGCCTTTCTTCAGCGTCACGTTATCCTCGTCTCTTGCAAGGGTGAACAAGCTGTCACCGAACATACGGAGCTGATGATTGTTGAAGGTCACGTTTACCTTCTGGGGATCGTAGGTCTGTAACATAGTTTCTCACACTCCTTCTTTACAGAGAAACGCGGAGGACGCCCTTGGTTTTAACCTGATGCACGGCGCCAGAGAGCTGCGCTTCCCAGTAGATGTCGGGCATAACGCGATTCCGGCGCTGATCGTCCGTGGCGTCTGCAAACTTGGGGATAGTGACGGTGTACAGCCCGGCGCGGCTTTTCTGGTCAACGGCAACGATTTTGTGGTCGTCGTCAGCGGCCTCGGCGAGAGTCTGCAAGACGGCAGATGCAATCAGCCCGAAGCCGGCATCATCGTAGTCGATGTTGGCGTTTTCGAGCATGATGTCGTAGAGCAGGTCACGCATACGTTTTGCGATCCAGTCTCCGCCGAGAACAACGTCGATGAACTCGCCGTTGAGGCACACGCCCTCCTTCACATACTGGCGTTTGTACTCCTCCGTGAGGAAGTTCACGTGGTTTTCCAGAAGCTGCTCCCGCTCGGCGTCGGTCAGACGCGGGAGCGAGATGAGTTTCTCACCCTCGCTGGTGTTGGCGTTGCCGTCTTGGGGGCGCTTGAATTTCCAAGTGACCGCCTTCGGATAAAAGGGACCCACATTTCCGGTGTAAGAGGCGTCCGGTTCCTCGTTCAGATACTCCTCATCCGTGTAGATTACAGCGGCCCGAGCGGTGGAGCTGACGAGCTGCTTATTGCTGGTCTGCCCCATGTAGAACTTTCGGTGGTCTTCAACACCAGCACCAAGCTCTGCCTCAGTAGGTTCACTGGCCTCCGCAAACTTCGCGAGGGCAATGACGTATTCGTCGTCGTCCTTGTCGGTCAGCAGGTAGTACCAGTCATTCGTTACCTCCGTCTGAAATTGCTTGATGGCGTTTACGAGATTATCAGCAGCGCTGATCTCGTCCGAGCCGTTTACAAACTCCGCAGTCAGTTCGGCGGCGAAGGGAGTGGTCATGCCTTCGTCCTCGAAGATTTCAACCCGCTCGGGGATGGAATCTGCTTCACCGGAAACGGTAGCCGTGTAGAGGACGGTATCACCCACAGCCGCGCCGGAGTAAGTTTTCCCGCCAATCTCAAAGCTGGTTCCATCAAACAACGCGGCAAACTGTGCTGCGGTAGTTACGGCTGATTTGGCGGTCACTTTCACAAGGGCCTTGCCGTCTCCGCCAATTCTCGCCCACAGCTCCTTGCTTGCGTCCACACTCTGCGGTTCCGCGAATGTTACAGCGAAGGTTGCGGTCACGGCAGGAGATGCGCTGGGAGGCTCAAAGCCTACGATTTTGAACTTGCTGATAAGGGTGTCCGCGAGGGTCGTTTTACCCTGATTTAGCAAGGTTGTCACCTTGCGAACGATTTTGGAGTTGGGGCAAGGCCCGTCGGGGCCAAACACGGCCTCAACACTCGCCAGATCCCGGTACGTGTTCACCGGATATTCGCCGGTGGTGGACACGAGAAGGATGTCGAGGCTCTCCTTTTCAGTGGGCAGCGCGTCTCGCTGCACCACGACGATGATGTCTTTTGCCATAAGGCTTCCTCCTTCTTATGAATGAGCATTTCCCGAAGGATCGTTTACTCGCTCGACTGTTACTGTCGGCATCTCATCGGTTCTGACAAACGAGATGCGGATGTCGAATCCATACCGGCGAACGGAATCCTCTACGAGAAAGCTGGTGCGGTTTGCGGCGGCGCCCACATTATTCACAACAACATCGCCAAATTCGGTTCTGATGTTGTGTCCGTTCAGCAAGAAAAAGCCTAAGCCTTTTTCACAAAGGGCGAGGGCTTCATCCTCTCCGTACACAAAACCATTTTCAGTTTCACGGTTCATGCTGCAAAAAGTGAAGGACATTGTAGCCATCACAGGTTCTGACCTGCGACGGATGAACTCTCCGTCTTTCTCGATCAGCTCTTGCAAGCCGAAAGCGTGTTCTGAAATTCGCGGAGCAAGAATGCTGTAATAGCAATACGGATAATCTGGCATATCTTCGATCTGCTCAGATAGCCGAACCGGTCGTCCGATGTGGGCTTCCAGTCCTGCAACGATTGCGTTGCGAGCTTGTTCCAGCGTCATTTCTTTACCACCCCTTCCACCAAAAAGCGGAGCATGGGGTGAATAGAGTTGTGCGACAGTTTTTGCGTGACGGTGTACTGCTGACCGTCGTAGGTGTCTCGGATAATCTGTCCGGGAGAAATGTCGATCGGGTCATCGGTGTACAGCTTCTGAGAGTTTTGTGTGTAGGTTCCTTCAGGAAGCATCTTCCAATCCAAGTTGGAAAGGGGGAGCACTACGCCCCAGAAGCTCTTTACCGGTTTTTCCACGGGCCTCGACTGCCCGCCGGGGCCGCGCTCGAATGTGCGGTCTGTCACGGTCAGAATGTGTAAAAGCGCTCGTGGAAGTCTTGGTGTTGCACGAAGCATAGATTACTCCTCCACTTTGTACGCGATGCGGTCTCTGATGTGAGTACCTGTTTCATACAGCGTCGTGTGCTGCGTTTTCTTTGAGAAATCAGATTGCGGCTTGACACGGTTATCGTCGATGAAGTTCTGCACGAGTTGAGCAGCCTGCGCCCCAATGGCGTTCGCTGCGGAACTTGCGGATGTTTCACCTGTCAGAACCTTGTCTACCTGCTTTGTAACAATGCCGCTGAGCTTTTCTTGGTCGGCATCGAAACTCGCTCGTATGAACGAGCGTTCTGGCAGCTTATCAGTACCGTACTCGTGCGCGTGGGCAATCGCGATAACTTCCGAATCTGCCTCGCCCACAATCCCGACAATGATTTTCTTGCCCGCCATCTCACGGCAGGCGGATTTCAGGCGCTCAAAGTCGCTGAGTATCGCATTGGTGTCCACGATCAATACCTCCGATACATATTGATAATCTGGGACCAAGATTCAGGCTGAGACTTGTCGAAATTCCATGTCACGTCAGAGATAGAGAAAGACGACAGCCCCTGAGAACCATTTTGCAGATTGGTATACGCCTGAGAGACGATATCCCAAATCAGCCCTTCAAGATCCGCAGGCAGGGTCTGAGGGTCATCGGCAGTGGCATCCTTTGGTAAAACATATCCCGCCGTGTAGCTCACTTCGATGGCCCTCTTGGGCGCTACAATGTCGTAGGTCAGACCTCTGCGGTATCCTGCTTTCAGCCAGCCCTCGTCCCGGTAAATCACCCCGATCTGTCCGTCCTGCGAGAAGTCATAGGTTTTCGGGTCAACTACTTTGCCGTCTTCCTTGACATACTCCACACTGATGATGGGGTATTCCAGAGTGACGAGTTCCTGCTGTCCGTCGGCATCGTATTTTTGCCGGTAAGACCGGCGGCCCAAATGCCTGCCGATCTGGCGCTCGATCCACGAGGACGCCCGGTTAATCAGGAGCGTGATGACCTCATCAGTTTGAGCATCCTCTACTCCTGCCAACCCCAGCATCAGCTTCATTCTGTCGAGGGTTGTGAGCGCATTGTCTGCAAGCATATAGACCTCCTAAATGAGAGGCGGCAAGATTATCTCTCGCCGCCAGCGTCTTTCTTTTTGTCGTCGGGCTTTACGCCCCCGGCGGGTGCGGGTGCCGCCGAGCCGGGAGCCTTGTTGCTGCTGGGGCCAGTTGCCTTGTTGGCGGAAGGCCCGACAGGTTTGTAGATTCTCGGCATGGTCATTCCCTCCGTTACACGGGCTGGGTGTGCTTGTCGCCGAGAGCGATGGACAGGGCAGTGCCGGTAGCGGCAGCGCCGGAGGCGGTAATCTTCACAAAGTCCTTCAGACCCAGCAGGTCGATGTCGATGTTCACGACATCATCTTTTGCCAGCTCCTCAGTGGTGAAGGTACCGCCCTCGGTCTGCTTCTCAGGAAACACCTGAACATCGGTTACGGGGACGAAATCGGAATTGTCATCGCTGTGGGTGACGGTCAGGGTCAGAGCACCGGCAGTGCCGATGACCGCGCCGATGACGCCAGACAAGAAACCGGTCCGGTCAATGGCGTTACCAGAGGTGTAGGGCAGAACCTTGACGTTCTGAATCAGTTCTCTTTTCATCTTGGGCTACCTCCCGTTGATTAGACAGGGACAGCGACCTTGGTAGCCACAGCGAAGCTCTCGTCGTGACGGAGGCCGGTGTCCACATTGTTGATGGCACGAATCAGGGTCTGGTCGTTCTCGAACGCGGAAATCAGGTTGCCGGCATCGTCAGTCCAAGAACCCTCGCGGCTGGTCTCGATTTCGAGAGCGCCCTGCTCGCCGATTACGAGGTCGTTCCAGTTGCCGAAGATGATGGAGGACTTGCCGCCGGTGGTTTCCAGCAGGTTGGTGGTGCGATAAGGATAGCCAACCAGAGTGCCGTTGTCGTTCATCTCCTTGGCGAAGATGAAGCTGCCCACGTTATCACGCAGGGACTTGAAGAACTGCTCCACGCTGGTGTTGAACACAAAGCCCAGACCGTCGGCGTAGACGTTGTTCTTCAGAACGGAAGCGACCAGATAGTTGGGGAAAGCGGCGGTCAGAACACCGGCAGAGCTGGCATACTCAGCATCCAGCCCGGTCACGTCGATATTCAGCACACCCTTGTTCTTGGTGATGCCCAAAGGCTGGAACTCGCCGCCGGTGCCGTTCAGAGCGCCCCAGTCAACGCCCAGAGCCATCTGCTTAGTCACGTCCTGACCGACGATGACGTCGTTGTCAAAGTTGGTGGAGCGCAGCAGGTCATTGCTCATGGGGATGAGAGCGGTCAGCTTCTTCGCGGACAGCTTCAGGTTGCCAAACCGAGGAGCGGTCTTGGGAATGGAGCGGTTCTCACCAGTAAACAGAGCGCGGGAGCCAGTCTTGATTTTGGGAATGTTCAGGTTGCCGTTCGCCATGCCGAGCCGACGAGCACCGAGGCTGTAAATAACAGTCGCGGGGTACAGCAGCTCGATGATCTCGTTGGCGTACACCTCGGGGACCAGATAGCCGCCTTCGGCGGGAGAAGTGGCAGACAGGGCCTTGAACTCACGGGCCATCTCGGCATCGCCAAACTTACGCTCGGCGGTGAAAGCAGCCCGCTCGACATCGCCGCCAGAGGCGTGGATGCACTTCACGGCGCGGCCAAACATACCGTAAGCAGCCTTGCGGCGCTCAGGGCCAGACATGGAGGCCATACGAGCCTTAAAGCCGCTCACCTGACCACCGTCGCGGGAAGCACCCGTAGAGAGGAACAGGTTGGCATACTTGCGCTGGGCGGCGGGAGCAGCCTTCTGCTCGCTGGCGCGGGCAGGGGCTGCCTTCTGCTCAGCGGCAGGAGCGGCGGTGGGAGCATTGTTCTCACCAGCGCCCTCGGCGGTCTTAACGCCGTTCAGAGCGGCGATAACCTTGGCGATGAACTCAGGGGAAACGGGGCTACCACCCTCGCCTTCGCCCTTCAGATCGCCCTCACCCTCGCTGGCAGGCTCGTTCACAGGCTCGCCAATGGGAGGCTCGGAACTCTCCATGCCTTCGAGGATAGCGGAAATCTCGGACAGAATCTCGTCAGTGCCAAAGCCGATGGGGGAGCTTTCGCCGCCCTCGCTGACGGCCTTGCGCTTCTCGTCGAGGTTTGCGAACACCTTCGCAATCAGTTCGGCGAGCTGTTCCTGAGTAAGTTTCATTTGAATTACCTCCTGTTTTGCGCGGGGACGATTTCAAACACAATCCCCGATGTTTTGGTTTGCGCGGGACCATTGCCCGCTTTCTGGATGTTGTTCTGCACAGTGGCGTCCTCCGGTGCAGCGGGTTCCAAGAACGGGCCGAGAATTTCGGCCAGCTCGCGGACAACTGCAATGAAGGGCTTCAGTGCATCGAGCCTCGCTCGGGTGATTTTTCCGGCCTTGATTTCGGAACGAAGATCCTCAGCGAGAGATTTGACCTCCTCGACCCTTGCTTGGTCATTCATAGCCCAAGTAACGATGGAGACCTCCCACAGCCGAATTTCTTTCAGGTGCCGGACACCGGTATCACTGTCGAAGTCGAAAGCAACCGCATCGTAGCCGATGGACAGTTCAGTCAGAACGCCATCTCTCAAAAGCGTCCGAATATCGCGGCCCATTGATGTGTCGCTGATTTTGCCCCGGATGAAAAGACCTTTTCCGTCCTCGCGCAGTTCAAGCGGCTTGCCAACAGGAAGCCAGCAATCGTTGTGCAGCGCGAGGATTTTGATGCGGTCAAAATCCTCTCTGATGGTCTTGGAGAACGCGCCTTTCTCGATGATGTCATCACCGCTGTCCCTGTTGCCAAAGACCGCGGCATACCCAGAGAACTCGCCACTCTCATCAGAGCTTTCCAGTTCAAACTTGAACGCTTTGTACTCACGTGTAGAGGCTTTCGGCTCCGGCGTTACACCGGCAGCTCGTTTTCCCTTAATTGCCATACGGGTTTCCTCCTTTCCTCAGAGATTAGGGCATCTTAAAAACCGCCGTATGTCAGATAACACCGGCAGTTGATAAGCTCCTCGGGGCGAGGGTCCTGCGGGTCTCTCGGGAATCGGAGACCGTTGGAGAATTTGGCGTCAATCGCCACCGTCTCGCCGTCCAGTATGACGTGGTTTGGGCCGCGAGATCCGTCACGGGGATTTTTCTGCGGTCTGTGGTGCCACGTCTTTGTTTTAGCGCCCGCCGACTTCATCATGTCGAATTGGCCGGTGGCAAGCGCGGTCATGGTTTCCTGCCGCGCAATGATTTTCACACGCGCAGCAGATGCGTCTTTCATCTCGTCTTGGATTGCTTTTCGCAGCGTGTGCTGGCTGACGCCATCCGACACGCAGCGAACCACAATATCCGAAATTTTGCGCTGGGTAGTTTGCTCAATGCCAACAATGCGCCGAGCGCCGTTCACTTTGGCAGAAGACACAAATTCCGGTCTTTCCTCAACAGACAGGCCGTAAATGCTCTCGCTGATGTCAGCGCCTTCGTCGTAGGTCCGTTTCCACAGAGGGTTAAACAGGTTCGACAGCTTCTCGGCCTCGGCATTCCAGTCAAGCAACCCTGACGCAATAGCGTCGGCGAGCCGCTGCTGCTCGATCTCCGGCAGCATCTCCCAAAGCTCGGGGTCAAAGGTGCCATCAGGCAGCAGGTAATCAGCCAAAGACGATAACGCATCGGGCGTGTCAGCCTTCTCAGTCAACCCGAGGGCTGTGGAGATGGCTGCTTCCTGTCCAGCAAAGTGCTTGCTGATGGCGGCCTCAAATAGTCTGGAATACTCCCGGACTGCCACGGCCTCACGCCTGAGAAGGGCCGTGGGATTCATCCGACGGTCTTTTTTCTCCCCGTGCTCAGGAATATCCAAAGCGGCCATGTCTTCCTGCAACAGCGTCTGCGAGACTTCTGCGGGGTCATCCGTTTCGCTCAGGAACAGGTCGTTGATGGAAACCTTGAACACGTTACCGCCTTCGGTATCAGGAAGGTCGAGCAGTCCACGGGCCTCATTCTTAGTGAGCAGCCCCGCATTATAGGCTTCAAGGGCTTTCGCCTTATTGAAGTCTTGGTCGTAGGGAACAACGGGGTCGTAGCGCCATACCAGCCCGTCCCCGAACAACGGGAGGAGCTGCTTATTGATGGCCTCCTCACGCGCCCGGATGCGCGGCATGAGCACGTTTTTGGCGTAGATGTATTGCGCAGCGTCGGCTGTGGAACGGTTGCTGTTTTCGGTGATGCCCATGATTTCTCTCGGCACCCCGAAATGTTCCAGCACGGCGTCACGCATTGCGGTGCGGCTCTCGATGAAACCGAGGTTTTTACCGTCGCTGCTCCCCAGCTCTTTGACATCTACGTTTCCTGACAGAGCTGCTGCCCGGTGGCTGTTTTCAACGCCTTTGTGCTTCTGATTCCAGCGGGCCATAAATGCGTCCCGCTGGTCGGGTGTGGCGTCCGGCATCAGGAACACTACCGGGGGCGTGGCATCGTTGTAGAAAAACCGCTTTTGGAACTGGGCGGCGTACTCGTCAATCTCCACTTCATCCGCAATGCTCTCAGCGATACCGAGGCCCCGCATGAACGGGTCGAGCGGATTTAGCTGCTTCATCACGAACATATCGTCCACCGGTACGGTCATGGTCAAGCCGCCGGGAGACGTAATCATGTAGCTGGGATTGCCGAGATACGGCGTCATTTTGACCCAGTGCGGAGGGACGTTCCACAGCTCGATGGGGCGATTGAGTTCGTCCCGCTCAATGAGGAAGAAGCTCTCACCGACGAGCATCAGGTAGATTTCGTGGAGCCGCCACACGGCAGAACTCGTCATCTCATAAAGCGGGTTGGGCTGCTCCATGAAGTCGAGGAACCGATGCTTTGTGATTTCAGTCTCAGAGCCGTCCGGGTTCACACGCAGCAGCTTGCCGCCCACGTTAGCGATGTCGCTTGCAATGCGATCCACGACCGCAAGCCGGGGGCTTTTCGAGAACATATCCAGCCATTCGGCTGTGTTCATAGAGGGCGGTCGCGCCCAACGGGAGACGAAGCTGTCACGGGCCGAACTCATGTACTCGTCCCGCACTTTTCGTCTCGTGATTTCGATGTTAAAGATTCTCATAATTCACCTCAACTGAAGGAGAAGCCGAACTCCGGCTTAGAGTTTTCCAGCTCTAAATAGGCATTGGCCGAGGCGTCTACCATATCTTTGAGCTTGCCGACCGGGAAGTTTTCAAGCTGCCGGAAGTAATCGTCGTTCCACTCGGCTATCTTAACGTCCACGTTGCCGGCCAGCCATTGAGAGGAGAACGGTTCTGCCCGCGTTACCTTATCGCCGCTTTCAAGCGAAGTGGTTACAGTAAAACCGCCAAGCATCCGCACAAAGCTCTGGGCCTGGTCCTTACCGGCCTGCCCGGGGTCCTGCGGCAACCTGACGGTCACGTTTCCATATAAGGCGTTATCGCTTTGAGCGGTGTTAAGGATGAGCTTACGCACATCCGCGCCATTTTCTCGGACGTTTATCACATCCGCAACAAAGATACGGCCATTTCGCCGCTTCCCGAGAAGAACACCGGCGGTGTACGCGCTGCTGTCGCTGCGGCTGTTCTTGCGGAGTGCTTGCGGCAAGCCGTCCAGCTCGTCGGCTTCTTCAGGGGATGTTGCTGCTAAGTCCCATGCACGAACCCAACGAACAACGTCAGTCGGGGTGGCGTGGAACATCTGACCAATCTTAGATCGCTTGAAGTAGTGGCCCGCGGACCTGCGAATTTTCCAGTTGCCGTTCAAGAGCTGCTCTTGGTCGAACTCAGACATAGCCCTCAGAGCACCCATGTAACCGGGGTCGTGTTTCATCATGGCCTTGTTGTCAGACAGCTTGGCGCTGATGAAGGAAACGGATTTTACGTCCTCTTGGTCCTCCGGGGTGTAGAGGTTGAACGTCTCGTACAGCTCCTGCGGGGTGTCGGCCCAGTGGAGGATATTGTTTCGCCGCACGAAGTACCGCAGCTTTCCACACCGGCTCTCGTCAGCATAACCCGTTTCGGGGTCAATCCACCAGTCGATGAACTTCGCTACCCAGCTTTCTCCATCAGGGTTGCAGGTAGCGCGAATGTAGGGCTTAACCCCGCAGGTAGAACGGTTTCGGGAGAACATATAGAAAAACTGGCTCTCCGTAAAGTGGACAAGTTCGTCGAACATCAGGAGTGGGATCTGAGAACCCTGCCAGTTGTATTTCTCCTTCTCGTAGAACATATGGGCGAACGTAACCTTTGCGCCGGACTGGAATCGCCACTGCACATTTGGGGTCAAAACGTTCGTAGCCCCGAGATAGGGGTAAATCTCTTGGCTTGTGGCATACAAGCCGCCGGCGCTCATAATCTGTGGGCGGGATTGCCGGAATATCACAGCCTCGAACAGCTTGTTGTCGATGTGCCTCAGACATTCCAGCAAAAGCGCGTATGTCTTACCACCGCCCGCAGCCCCGCCGTAAATGCAGATGTCAGCCGGAGACCGCAAGAAAAGTTCCTGCTTGCCTTGCTGCGGACGAATGATGATGGACTTGTTTTCAGGCTCACTCTTTCTTCTTGCCATTATCACCAACCTCCGAATCTCTTTCAGGCAGATAGATTTGGACCTGCGGCTGAACAGAAATCGGCCCGCCGGTGATTTTAGCCTCGACAGCCTTCCTGTCATTGAAGAAGTCGCCGCCGTAAACCTTCAGGGCGTAAATGATGGCGGTAGTATCGCCGTTTACAACCCGCTCCATCAGCTTGTTCTGGCACATCGCCACAACGGAAAGGCGGCCCGAATCAATGGCCTTCTTCAGAGCGGGGTGCTCCTTTTGGAGCTTTTGCAGGGTACGTCGGGTGATGTCGAACGCGCTTGCGATTTCTTCCATCGACTTACCCTGCATTGACAGGGATTGCACGATGGCAAGGTTATTTTCGACCTCGCCAGCCTCTATCCACTGCTCGAACAGGTCCTTTCTTTTCTTCTCATTAGCCATACCTCTCCGCTACCTTTTCGATCAGGGCGGTCATCAGACCCACGTGCTTGTTGTGCTTAAAACCGCCGGGGTACTCGATGTTCAGCTCTTTTTCAAGGTATTCCTCGTAGACTTCACGCGGGAGCTGTTTCGGCCTCGTACAAGCGCAGTAGATGTAGCCAGCGTTACAGGCGAGGACGCCAACCTCCTCAAAATAGTTTTCGAGGAGAGAAACGTAGCTCTCTCGCGTGTGGAATTTCTGCTTGAACACAATGCCGTTCGTAACGCCCAGCGTATAGTTCTTGTCGTCCAGATACCAGAGGCAATCCCCCGCGCCGGCAGACAGCTTAGTCTTGTCGTAAGCCTTTTCCACATAGGCGAGATTACGGGTGCAAGTGACCAAAGTGCCATCGGCCTTCAGAACGGCGTTGCAAGCGGTAAGAACAGCTTTCTCAAACTCGTCATCCACGACGGAATTGATGACGGCCTCCAAGACACAGTAGTCAAACAGGCCGCGTGATCTGACCGCCCGCTCCGCGTCGAGGATATTGGCGATGATGCCCTTCATGTCCAGCTTATTTGCGCCCTTCACCATCAGGGAAGGCTCATAGGCGTGAATGTCATAGCCCTTGGACTTCAGCAGCTTGACGTAAGCCATTCGGCCAGCCCCAATGTCGATGATACTATCGGACTTCTGCAAACGCGGAATCAGATACTTCTCATACAAGACGGAGGAGTTGGACTGCCGGCCATCTGTACTCAGGCGCTTCGGCTGCGCAAGGAACTGGTGGTAGGTCTGAACACCGAGGTTGTCGAAGTTGTATTTGCCATATTCGACGCCCATGCACTCCAAAAACTCCGGCACATCCTCGTTGCGGATGGCGTAACACAGGACGCCGTAGCCCAGCTTCTTGGAGCAGTAGGCATACTCAGAATTGAGGATGACGTTACCGTCGCCGTCGGTGACGATGCTGCCCCACTCGCCGTAACGGGACATCAGCTTGGTGATTTCGGAACAGATGAGCACATTCTTCGGCTCGCTCTCGATTTTGATTTTGTCAGACGGGCAGTAATGGTAGCCGCCCACGGTGAACTCCTCAACGCGGACAGTAGTCTTGCTCGTCTCAATCGAGTTGTGCATGAGGTTGAACAGAATCTCGTCCTGCAAATTCGGGCTGTTGATTCTGATGCAGGGCAGGTATTCCAGCCCGATTGCGGTAGCCGCCTTTTTGCGCTGGTGGCCGGCGGTAATGACGTTGTTCGAGGCGTTGACAATCAGAGGCTTCACCATACCGAACCGACGGATGCTGTGCTGCAACGCCTCTAACGCCTCGGGCGTAATGGAGCGCGGGTTGTACTCAGACCCCGTAACCTCGTCGATGGGTACTTTTTCTACGAAGTCAATCACGATTCTCAACTCCTTTCAGCAGGTAATCGGCGAAGCTGCCGGACAAGATAGCGCCGGAATCAATGTACTCCTGATACTTCTCGTTCAGCCGGTCCAGCTCTACCTGCGAAATGAAGAAAGACACGTCGCCGAATCGGAATTGGCAGAACGGCAGGACCGCTCTCGATTCCTTTTTCTTCGGCTCCACGCTTTCTGTCTCTTGCGGGATTTCGATGTTTGTCCCCTCCGGGGTAACATCTGCGGTGAAATTGTGTACCGGGGCGGCATCATCCCGTGCCGCTTCTGGCGCTTCGGGAATACTCGGTTCAACTTCAACATCATCGCCTCCAACTACATCGGGGCTGTGGATGGTGCTCACCTGCGGCTTTTTCTGCTTAGGTTTATCATTCACGCCCATGAAATTGAAAGCGGGGATCTTAATTTCAGCCTGCTCAGGCTCGATGTCAAAGACCTCCGCGCTCAACTCGAAACGGTCGAGCAGGAGCTGGTTCTTTTCCAGCGTGAGGTCAACTCGGGACAGCTCGGATTTCAGCTTCTCGAAGTCCCAATCGCTGTATTCGCTGGTCTTGTTGTCCACCAGCCGGAACAGGTTGATTTGCTCATCGGTCAGTTCGTCTGCGATGATACACGGGACCGTCTGAATACCCATTTCCCGGCAAGCCCGCACACGGGTGTGGCCGCACACGATGGTGTAGTTCATGTCCACAACGACGGGGAACAGGAAACCGAAACGCTCAATGCTGTATTTTACTTTCTCGACGGCGAGGTCATTGTTGCGCGGGTTGTTCTCGTATTCCCGCAGCCGAGAAGTGGAAATCTCTCTGATATTCATTCCTCTTTACCTCCCGTCAGGAACAGAACAAACCCCAGGTAGGTTTTGTTTCTGCCGATATAGTCATCGTAGACCGCTTTCAACCGGTTGTACTCATCCTCCGTAAGCGGCAGCTCGTTGTTACCGAAGATGAGGCACTTGTGTTCGGTGAAGAATTTGCGGTCGCGGTTAGGGGTAAAGAACGTGGTTTTGAAGTTCGAGCCGATACCGCTCAGCTCCTGATGGAGCTTGCCAACGTCCCACGTAGAATACTCGTGGCTCTTGTTGTCCACGATACGGGCCAACTTCGCGTCTTCTTCGGACAGATTCTGGATGATGCAGGGAACTTCCTCCATGCCGAGCCGCTTTGCGGCTTTCAGGCGGGTGTGGCCTGAGATGATGACGTTGTTGGCGTCAATGGTGATTGGGTTAAGAAACCCGAATTCTTGGATGCTGTCAGCGACTTTCGCCACGCCGGCATCATTTCGACGGGCGTTTCCCTCATACTCGATGAGTTCATCCACCCGTTTGTAGACTATCTCCATGTCTTGTCCTCCTTGTTCTGAGCATAAAAAAAGGGAGCCTCCACACAAAAACGGAAGGCTCCCTGATTTCACCTATTCAATTTCCGTTAATACAGCCCCCACTCCGCGAAAGCCTCAAAGCCTCCGACGGACTGGATGTGATGACGAGCGATCTCCACGATTTCCTCGTAAGGCTTGCCGTCAATGGTGTCATCCCCGATGGCGCAGCACAACTCGACAGGCTTGCCGGTCTCCTGCGCTTTCAGGAAAGCGTAGATGTTGACGGACACGTCCGCTTTGGACAGGTCCTTGCCGTGCAGCCCGCCGCCGGTGACGGAATCGGCCATATCGGAGCCGAGCTTGCGGTTGGTCGCGCCGGTGTCCACATCAGTGCCACCGGTCCAGTCGCCCAGCGGATTGATTTCCGCTGTCGGGTACAGCTTCTCGATGTCAGCCCTCGTAGCGTTGCTCTGGCAAATGATGAGCCTGTCATCGTCGAGGATGTACTTTCCGTCAAACGGGTGGGCGGCGTAAATGTCGCGGGCAATCGCGGCGAGCGTTTTCTGCTCATCCGTAAGCGGCATCCCTTTGAAGATGCCGTTGTCGCCGCAGCGGAAGCCCTCGCTCTGGTTGTCGGCGAGGTGAGCATCCTGCGGGACAATGGTCAGGTCAATCTGGATAAGACCGGCGATGCGGCGAATGGCATTATGAATGGCCCTGACCGCCTCCGGCATGAGCAGCGGAGCAGAAGTCTCAACGATGACGTGGCACACGCCATGCCCGATGAGAACCTCCACGGCGATCTTCGGGTCGGTCTGGACCTGATAGGCCAAGTCCACAATCGCGCCGGCGATGCGGTCAGCAATCTTGTCCGGGTGGGACGGGTTTACTTTCTCAATCATCGTATCAGTTCCTTTGCTTTATTTTTTCGTTCCCGTTCAGGGGCGACCCCAAGAGGTCGCAATCCACGCTGGGCGGGGCTTGAACATAGCCGTAATGATTTGCGTAGCAGTAAGCGCAGCCGTTGCTGCAAGTGCTGTATGCGCCGATGTCAACGCTCTCAACGCATTGGCACAGGCCCCGTTGGTTGCGGTCCTTCGGCTTTTTAACACCAAACATCGCTCCGTCTACGCAACAGGAGTGGGGGATTCCCAAGTCTTCCGCGCAGGAAGAAAGGACGATGCCGTGCTGGGCCGCAATCTCAAAGAGCTGCTGCGCAAATTCGCGCTGCTGCTCCGGTGTGAGCGGCTGAATATTCAGCGGCCTCAGATCAACCGACCGGTAGGAATCCACAAAGCTCATCACAGCCTTGTGCGTGTGGCCCTCTAAGGTTTCGGCCAGTCTTGTGAACGCCCGGATGTGGTAGTCCCACGTGTAGCGGTCATTTATGAAAACGGGGTCGTACCGCCAGATAGCTTTGTCAGCCCCGATTTTCTTGAAAGCGGGTATCACAACTTCGTGCTTGTCCGGGATATTTTTCTCAACATCCCGCCCATACGGAGTGATGGTGTACTGGAAATAATACTTGAACGCATCCAGCTCATGGATTCTCCCGAGCATGGGTGCTGCGTTTTTGGTCCAAAAAACAAACCCATCTACTTTGTCGGGCGTGAGTGCGACACGCCCGACTTGTAGAGGGTTATATGGGTTTCTAAGGAGGACAAATCCCTTACCCACACGGTTGTAAAACCACTCGGAAAACAGTGCGGGGATGTCCGTCCGTCTACTCGCGCTCACAATCATAATGGCATCCCATCCTTCAAGTAATTTGCGAATATCCAGTTTCGGCAGGTCCGCTGCTGCTTTGTGTAGATTCCGGGTGGATTCGGCACATAGTCCCAAAAGTGGATGCGCCGAGCGTTCGAGATGTCCAGCTTGATTCGGTCATTGTCAATGTGAATTTCCGAATTGCTGTCAGGCACAAACGCCACGTGCGTGTTCAGCTCCCACACAAATCCCTCGCTCAACCCGCAAAGGTAATATGCCTTCGCTCTCGGGCTTTGCTTGACGATGATGTCCACAACGGCGCTGGACTTTTGCAGCGTTCCGTAGTAAACGCGGTTGTCCTTCTCGCCGATGAAGCACTTCGCGCAGCACTGCGAGATGTCCACATCTCGAATATCTCGCAGCCAGAAGAAGTTGCACTTCTTCCTGATTTCCAAGCGCAGGTGCATGGGTGCGTGGGTAACTATGAAATCCGACGGTATCATTGTAGCACCTCCTATACTGACAGGTCAATGACAGGTTTGTGACACGACGGAGACCCCAACAATTTCGGGGTTGTTCGCCATAAACCACCCGCCAAGGGCTTCCAAAATGGTTTCACTGGGGCAGGAAACTGTGGGGTGGAATTCAACCCCAGTCTCACTCATGGCGCTCCTGACTGCCATGAACTCCCGGTCAAATCCGCTCACGCGGGTCCGAGCAACCTTGGCCCGCTCGCCGTGGTCTGTGTAACTCTCAAACAGAGCGTGGGCGAGGGGGTTGCCGGCGCTCACGGAATCACCCACAGTCAGCTTCGCCAGCGTGATTTTATAGCCGCCGGGAACATCCCCAATAAGCATATACTCACTTCGATTGCCCACGTAGTCCGGGAGCGGGTTGCCGCCCTCGTAGGGCTGCGGGGTGAAATTCTTAATCATTGGTGATTTCTCCTTTCTGCTCAAATGTGTCGAGCTTCTTTGCTGCGATAATTGCCTCAATGTCAGCGAGAGAAGCGTTTTCAATTTCAACGGTATGATACCCGTTCTCGAAGTTGTAAATCTTGACCTTACGGCCTCGACAGATGGATTCGATTGCGTCTGCCAGATACTTCAGCACAACGGCTACCATTGTGGTGAACCCGAGCCAGATCCAGAAGCTCGAAAAGATAAACTGCAAAACCTCAATCATCCTGTACCTCCCAAATCTGATTCAGACAATTTTCGAGTGCATCAAGACAGCTCTCTGCTGCTCTGTCGAGCGTATTGTGATATTCCTCCGCACCTCCGGTCACACCGTCCGACACGGCCTTAATCAGCAGCGCCGGAGTGTTGGACATATTCGCCGTGAGCAAGATACCCGCCGCCTCCATGTCGCAAATCTGCGCGGTCTCGAAGCGGTGGTGGAGGCTACGCTTGTCGCCCGCGCTGTCAAGGAACTTATCGCCGGACGCGCAAGTCACTCGGAGGATGCCCGGATTCGACCCTGATGCTGCGTAAACAATATCGAGATTGGCGGGAATGTGAACGCTGGGGTACTGCTCGTACTTCGCCGGCTCACAACCGTCCACACCGGAGATGTCAAAGTCGTAGTGGATGACATTGCTCACGATGAGCGGCTGCGCCAGCGGAATCCTCTCGTCCAGCCCGCCGCAAACCCCAAAATTCAGGATCGCGTCAATACTGAACTCAGAGAGCAGGGCTTGCGTCGCGGCGGCTGCTCGGATTTCCCCGGCTCCGCTCTGCACAGCCCACACTTCCTGACCTAAAATTTTGTAGCGGAGAGCGGTGAAGCCTTTCAACCTCATCAACCCCGTGTTTGACACACGGTAGCGTCGGTGAAACACTTCCATCTCGCTCTCAGTGGCAATCACCAATCCATATCGCATAAAATTCCTCCTTACAGTTCGTATTCTTTGTGGTGTGCGGTTTTGCCCTTGTATCGAACCGAGGGTTTGACCCACACCGTTTTGCCGGATTTGTACCGGCGCAGGTGGCCTCGGACGTTGACCTCGTGTTCGGGCTTGGTGTACTTTCGCTTGGCCTGTTCAGGCTTCGGCAGGGCGTCGGGGTCGAACTCAGCCAACGTGTAAAACCGCCGGATGAGTGGCTGAACCCGCCGCGCCTTGCGGCCTTTCTTCTTGGCTTTAGCTGTCCGGTGCTCAACACGCTGCTCAACCTCGACAACCTCGCGGTAGTAGGCCATAAACAGCATCAGCGCGTGGTACTTCAACGCCTCTTTCTCCGGCGTCTTATCATACCGGAGCACGAGGTCAAGCGCCAACTGCTTCGGCTCTGACAGTCCCGGAGCTACCCGGCGATTGGCAATGTCCATCTGCTCCGGGATGTAGTCAAAGATGATAGACGCCGGAATGTTCGGCTGGACCGTGGGATAAATCGCAATCTCCACTACGCCGCGTGTGTTCTCGAACGTGAACTCAATCTGTTCCTCACACAGCTCCACCACACCGGATTCCATCGGCGCAAGGAACGGCTCGCGGTCAAGCCAATGCTTGTTCTCGTAGTACCAGTCGAGAACCAGCTTCATGCGAGCGTTGCTCTTTACGATGATGCGGTCAGCGGTCTTGCGATTCATAGCTCACACCTCGTAGACCTGCGGGTCCTCGGTAGCATCAACGCGACGCACAATCACGGTCGAGATGCCAAATGCTGCACGAGCTTTCTCGGTCGCTTCCTCAATGCTATCTGCAAGAATGACCAGCGTCTTACCGCCTGTGTACATCCTGTGAGCGCGGTAGAGGTGCTTGGCGATAATCTTATAGGCACCCTCGTTACTCAGCTTAGGAGCGGGGGTTTTCCAGTTGGCGTACAGGGTATTCAGCGAGGTGTACGGGCAGACCTTCATGCGGTCTTCACTGTCATTCCAGCTCACCCAGATGTGGCCCTCCGCGCAGAACATAAACACGCGGTAGGTCTTGCCGTGGCGCAGCCCCATCGAGCCGTCCTTCCCGATGAACGTCATCTCCATCGGATTCACATATTGCCGTTCAACAATCATCTGTTCTTCTCCTTTCAGCTTTTCAGTGCGTACTTCGCCATGAACCGCGTGGCGGTCAGAGCCAGCTCGTCATCGCTCTCTGCGGTTTCCCATTCGAGATTCTTATCGAAATGGCCGGTCTCGCCCACGGTATCTACCGTGATGTCGAGAGATTCATCGCAGTCATTCACGAAGACCGCAATCCAATACTTTCCGAGCACACACCCATAACAGCCGGTGCTGTCGATGTACCAGCCGGGGAAGCGGAACTTCCGGGCGAACTCTGCCACACGAGGGTGGGTCAGCGGTTGATATGCTACCGACATCTCAATCCCTCCTGTTCGCGTAGCGGATGACGATTCGAGCGGCTTGCCGCAGGGCGCGGGCCTGAACGGTCAGCCAATCCTCACCGCCCAGTGGCAGCTCGCCGTCGTGGGTTTTCTTCTTCTGGGTTTCGTTGCAGAGCCGCTCGCAGATGTCGCCGTCGTAGACCTCCGCGCAGCCGCCGTAGCTGTACTGCTCCCAATCCCGAGCGCCATTCAGCAGGTCGGCTTCTGCGATCTTCCCGATGCGGACCGAATCATCAGCGATGTGCAGCCGGTCCACGTAGTCATCGAACATCTCAACCGCGTAGCCCTTGACGCCCCTATCCCAAGCGGATCGGGCAGAGTGGGCGGCGATGTCCATCTTGATGTCAGCAATACGCCTCTGCATAACTCACAGCCTCCTCTTTGCAGTCTTTGAAGTAGTCATCAGCGAAATCGTGCAAGCAGTCCTCGTGGATGAGCTGCCCGTCGATGTTGTACACGGTATCGCCCTCGTAAATCTCACCGCCGCAGTAATCGCAGTAGGCGATGGGCCTGTCCTCGGGCGGTTCGAGCGGGCGTTCCGGCAGATACTCAAACATCGTCGCAACCCTCCTCCAATCTGGTGCTCCACCGGGCAGCTTTCTCTCGGACAATGCGAGCGATCTCCTCACGGTCAAACCCGAGGACTGCTGCACAGAGCAGCACATCAGCGAACTCCTCGTTCAGCTTGCGGGACGCATCGCCGGTGGACACCGGCGTGGGATTGCGCCCGTCGAGTGTCCGGCGCAACTTCAGTGCGGCCTGAGCCAGCTCTGCGGCCTCCTCGGCCAACCCCGCCAGCAGCTCGCAGCAGCCGAGCAGAGTGTTAATGCCGGTGATTTCTGCGCCCCAATCTTCGAGCGCCTTTTCGATGGGCTTGTCGTACTCAATCGTTTCCATAGCTAAACTCCTTTGCAAAATTGAAAGGCCCGCATTTCTGCGGGCCTTTCAGCGTATAGGCAAATTCAGCTATCTATCTTCTTTTTTGCTGTTGATGAAAATCTATTCTTCGACAATGCGGCCGGCATACCAGCCGATGACGCCGTCTTTTTTGCAGAAATACCCAAAGGCGCAGCGCTGCGGATCGATCAGCGACAGTTTGTCGCCCGGCTGCACGGGAAGGCGGTAATCTGTGACCTCGGCGCAGCGCACGGGGGAAGTGCGGGAATAGATCTGAGAGGATAAAATATCCATCTCATATCCGGTGCGCAGGTGACGAATGTGTATAATTCCGTCGTTTTCGCGCAGGATCTCGATTTCGTTGTCGATCCAATGGATGCAAAAGGAGTGCGGAGAGGCCTCCTGTGCGTCTTGCGCGACGACGGTGGGCAGGCAATCAAACGACGTAAAGCGGAAGCCGTCCTGCGCAAGATCCGGAATCATCAGCACGTTGATCTGACCGGAGGCCTTCAGCACGCAGCCGCCGTCGATGGAGACGATGCGCTGTTCTTCCCGCACCAGCGGATTGCAGCAAGAGCGCTCACTGCCGTAGAGTGCCGCAGGCCAGTGCCCGCAGACCACCCATTTGTCAAATTTCCCTCCGCTGTCCGCAAAGGCGTCCATACGGAGAAATTCCGCTTGCGGATGCCGCTCCCATTCGCTTTCATCGGCGCAGGGCAGCGCCGCGTGAACGAACACATAGTTCGGCGCGATCAGCACCGTGGGCATCTCTTTTAGGAAAGCGATCTCCGACGCGAAGCGCTGTTGCACGGCGGCCAGCGCATCATGATCCTCCGGCGAAAGTCCCAGCGTGCGCAGCATCTCCGCCGGAAGGCAGCCGTACC